ATAGGATATTTTATTAATTTATCATCAAATAACATAACTGGCTTACCATTTTCTACTTTATTAGGATATATTATGCAATTATATCCATGATTAGTGAATATTCTTTTAACATTCAACAAATCTACATAATCACTTTTATAGGTAACTGTATCAATATTTTTATCTTTATACATATTTAATATAGCCATATCTTGTTTACTAAGATTAGATATTTCTATATTTCCTGCGAGAATATGTTTAGAAATATTAACAGCATCCCAATATACAGCATCTATGATAACTTTTGGAGATGATAAATTATTTTCAATATTTACCTTATACTTTATAATAGGATTCAACTTTTTAGCTTTTGCTATATCATCTAAATCTTCAAAGCTTGATGTAAGATGAATACCTTGAGCATTAGGTTTAAACTTATCAAAATTTTTGTCAGATACATGATACATAGTTATCACATTATCTATTTCTTTTTCTTCCATTAAGAAGTCTAAAACCATTTATATTATTCCTCTAATAATTTTAGATCTGCTTTAAATAAACTTAATAATTCTTGACTAGGAATTATATCTCCTTTTGAATAATAAATTTTTAAGCAGTCACAAATTTCATTAAATCTTGCATGTCTTAAGAACATAGGATCATCTAAATCTTTATTGAATAATAAAATTTGTAATTGTAGACTTGCAAGAGTGCATAATATTTCTCTAGATTCAAGACTATTTTCTTTTACAATATTTATATATAATTTACTTCTACCATCATTATAACTTTTTCTTAATTTTTCATAAAATTTATGGATATTTAGATCCATATAATTATTAATAGAAGTTATAATATCAATAGTAGGCTCATTATGAGTCATAAGATATTTAATATCTTTATCTACCTCGTAGCCTTTGTCTTTTAGTTCAAATAATAAATTTAAACAATCTATTTTAGTTATCATTCATTTTTCTCCTTGGTATAACCAAATGATTTTTTTATTTTCTTAATCTAATTCAGAATCTTTCATAACTACTGTATCGCCCTTACCATATACTGATAATGTTACCATATCTTCATTATCATCATTAGTAAAAGTATTTATTACAGTAGCTGCCCATGTCTTATTATCTCCATCTGTAAAAGTCACTACAGTACCAGGAACTGCTGCCATTTATATCTCCTTATATTTTTATTAAAATTCTTAAAATATATTTTACTTATTTATCTTTTCCAGCCATAAGGAAAATTATAATCTACCCATCTAGCTATATTTTTAATTTTAATTTTTATAGCATCATTTAGTCCACCATAACCAGATATACCACCTAGACCTGATAATTCTTGACACTTCTTAGCAAAATCTATATATTTATTATAGAAATTCTTTTTAAACATATGAATATCATCTACATATTGCCAATCATCTTCAATTCTAGTTATAAGATTTAATTCTGATTTAAGTTTACTTGCTGCTTCTTCTATAGATTTATAAATATCTTTTGCCTCAGCCGTAGATGGCATAGACATAAATTTTTCTACTTCTTTAGGGATAGAACTATCTATAGTTACAGACTCATCTACTCTTAAAGCTTCATATATTTCATCTATCATTTTTAATCCTTACTACATCTCTGTAAAATCTATTCCACCACCTAAATCAGAAGGAGATGGAAGCTCTTCTCCACCAATATCTCCACCTAAATCTTCTGTCCCAAAGTCATCAGTAAAGTCTGTTCCAGAATCTAATCCACTTTCAAAATCACTAGCAAAGTCGTCACCACCAAAATCTATATCTCCTGATATATCTAAATCGATGTCATTACTTCCACTATCTAAATCAGCTTTAGCTTCTTCTTCAGCAGCTTCTTCAAGAGCTTCTATTTGTTCTTGAATAAATCCAATAACTTCTTGATTTGAAATAATATTTGAAATTAAAGATTTAGTAATTTTAAGCTTAAGTATAGGATCTTCAATTCCATCTAGCATGTTCATAACATCACCTGCAAGAGCAATTTCAGATGAAAGCGCATCTCTCTTATCAAGCTCTTCTTGTGTTACTGGCTCTTGCATATGAAGTGAGAACTTATTTACATAAGAATCAAGACCTCTATCAATTAATAAAATATTAATTGCATCTGTAAGAGCTTGAATCATAGTAGCTTGAATTCTTTTTACTGTCTTAGCATATCTAGATGAAAGAATTGTTAATGAAGTTCCACCATTAAATCCTGTTGAATCGTCTGTCTCACCAAAGAATTGTTTAGGAATCTTCCAAGCAGCAAATAATTTATTCTTGAAATAATCTATATCTGCAATATCTCTTACATTTACATCTCCACCAACTTGTTGAGTATTGATAGCACCAACACCGTTTTTAGTAGGAACATAAATTGTATTTTCCATTGCTCCTGGATTTACATATTCACTCATCATATTACCAGTATCAATAGAAGCTTTTTGCTCTATAAGTTGTTTGATTCTTTGAAGTCTTTCTCTTACTTTATCTTTAGGCATATCAGCAACTTCTACTTCAATTACTCTAAGTAAAGCTGATTTACTTATTCTATTTAAGAGAAGAGCATTCTCAAGAAGCATATTCTCTCTCCAAATTTTATATGAATCATATAATACAGATTTACCTCTTCTTACTGAATAAGTGTAAACACTTGACTCGTCTGCATCATAATCATTAAAGATTTGAACTTGCTCTGGGAATCTTGGAGTATCATCTTGTAGACAAGCATGAACAAAACTTACAGCATTATATATATTTACATCATTTCTCTTTAATCTATAAAGATAATAATTAGTAAACATATTTATATTATCAGTATTTAATCTTGGTACTGAATTTGTTTTTATATAAGCATAAGATTTACCAAACTTTGTAAGCTCAAACATTTCTGCTGGATTTGGAATCATCTCTATATAATTAACTAGCTTATCATTTTTCTTATAATATTTAATAACTACATCTTCGTCTAATTTTTCTTTATCAGCTAATACATTATATGGCTCTTGTGCTTGCTCAAATTTTTCAGTAAGTAATTTTGATTCTTTATCCTCATTATCTAATAGTGAATCTTCAAAATCAGACTCTCTAAATAATTTAAGATAGACATCACCATATTTACAAAGAGAATAGATCCACTGATAAATATATTTATTTACATTTAGACTATCAAGTAAAAATGAAACATACTTTAATATTTTATCATCACTAGATTCTGCCCAAACTATATCACCTTGTTCATTAGCTTCTGTAGCATCTTCTGCATAAGTTTCAAGAACAGCTGATACAGTAGAATCTTGAGCCATAGTATCTAATGTCTCATATAATGTTTCTCTATTATTTGTAATTTGTGTAAAAGCATTTATTTTTGTTATATCAAGTTGAGCAGATTCTCCGCTTTGAACAATAGAATCATAAAATGCATCATCAGTATCAATACCTATATTTGTTTCAGGCATTGGTACAGGATTTATTTTAGATCCTAGCTTAGGAGAATCATCTTGATACATGTCTTTTGTATATAAATTATCTGCCATTTGTTACCTCATATGATTATTCCATCATATATTAACATATTATCATAATTATTACTTACAGGTCTTCCTATTCCCATGTGTGAAAAAGCATCTTGATGAAAAGCTTGAGTAGCTTTCTTTAGCTCTTCTTCAAAACTTACTACTACTTGTTGTTGATTTGGATCAAAACCTGAATCTTCTGTTGCATCTATAAATGCATCAAGAGTATCACCAAATTCAAAATCATATTCTTCTGCGTGTTGAGAAGCATTCCATATACTTCCACATAAAGCGTCGGCAGAGTCTTTTGAATTTATTCCACTTGGAGTATGGTCTATTTTACCATTATTATTATTTCTTTCAAGACCTATAAGCTCTTCAGTTAATAATTTATTATTAAATAATTTAAGTCTTTCTTCATATATTGTAGACTTAAGATATTGATAAGGTAAACATACTCTATCAGTTACTCTATCTACAGATATTACAGAAGTTTCAAAACCTTTAGCCATCAATTGCTGATTTAAATCTGCAGATTGATATGTATCGAATGAAACTCCTCTAATATTAAATCCTTGTTCTCTTAACCAATATATAAATTGTCTATTTTTTTCAAAGCTTATTTGATGACCTTTTGGAGCTTTAATTGAAACTACAAAAGCTAATTGATAAAATAATTCTTTTGATGGAGGCTGCCCTTCAACTGGAGGTTTTTTACCGATTATCCAAGTACCAGCAATACCGGTCTTATCTCCAGTAATAGACATATCTAAATGAATATATAGTGGTTTATTTAAATATTCTTGTGGAACTTTTGACATGTCAAAAAAGTCATAGTACTGATTGGAATCATCCAAGCCATTACCAATCTCAAGTATTTCGTTATTAAATGGGTTCTGTAAGTTCTCATCCTTTATTATTGCAACTCTTGGTCCTGAAATATATCTACTTGAACTTGTAGTAGAAAGACCAGCAATATCAGTTAAAGCTATATCTATATCGTCAATAAAATTTTCATAATATCCTATAGGGACTTCTAGTATTTGAAAACCTCTGTCTCTATAGAATTTTACTTCTTGTTCAGTAGCATTTAATGGAATAACCTCTGAAGATAGAAATTTATTGCCAACTGCTACTTTAAATTTTTTATCACTATTTTTATCTTCTCTAATGACCCATTGAGGTTCATCTATTACTAAAGTGGTTTTACTTTCATTCTGCTTCTTTTGCTGAATAAAAGTTTCCATATAAGATTGTTCTGTTCTCTTTGAAGAAGCAAGAACTAAAATAGTAGGATTCTTATCACCTTTCATAAAACGCGATTGCATACGAGCATCAGCTGTACTAACTAAAGCTCTTGCTTTTTGTTTCTGAGTCTCTACATCTTGATTCTTTTGGAAAGAAATTTCATCAAAAAATGCCCAAAATACAGCACGTCCAATAATATGACTTGTAAGAGATCCTGCTATTAATTCAATTCTTTTATTAGGTGACCATTCTTTATAAACAGTACCTGATAATGTTCCATGCTCTAAAAACCAAGGTGACACTTGAAGAAGTTGCTGCATTTTATCCCAAGCAACTCCTTTTGAAGCATCTAAGGTTACATTCATTAAAGCAAATGTAATTTTATCAATAGGCTGAAGTCCGTAATAAAGATAAGGATCTTTTAAGCAAAGCATTCTATATAGTTCATATAAACCTACTAGAACTGCCATAAAAGATTTACCAAGTCCAATAGCTCCTGTTAAAGCAAGAGTATGATATTGAGCTGGCTGTAAAGGATCTGGAAATATTTTCTTTAATGTTTCTTCCCAATAAGGAAATACTGTAAACTTTCCATCATCATTTATAAGACCTTTTCCTAAATATCTAGGGTCTCTTAAAAAGATACTTATATCTACAGGTATTTCATCATAATCTTTATTTAATAATTCTGTATAAGATTTAGAATTACCTCCACTAGATATTTCTCCTAATATTTTTAGGACTTCTGCTCTTTCTTCTTCTGATAAATTTTCTAATAAACTGTTAGTCTTCTCATCCATTATATTATTTTACAACTTCCAAGTAAGATTTTCTGATTGAATAGTATATGTAAGTTCTACTGTCCAATACTCATTTGAATTACTAGGTTGAAGTCTAAGTGTTTTATATCCATCATATTCTACAGAAACTACACCATATTGACCTTCATAATTTGTACTAACTTCAGTGCCAACTTTAAAAGGTTCAGAATCAGGCTGTAGTCTTTCTTCCTTAGTATTAGAATAAATATTTACCCAAATACTTGCACCCTCAGACATAAGATCAAAATCATCACAAACAATTTCCTTACTTGTTTCTATAAGTTCATTTTTTATAATATTATATTTCTTTTTCTCTGGACCTGTTCCAGATGAACAAACCATACTTATAGATTGTTTCCATAACCCATTATCAAAAACATATGGAGTAACTAATTTCCAACTTTGCTCTCCATATCCAGAATTAGACATGTTAGTATATACATAAAGAGTGGATTCTATTTTCCATATTGCATATAACCTTATATTTGATCCTGATGCTATATTTGCTGAATATGTATCATCATACTTAAAATAATCAGGAATCTCTTTATCAGATATTAAATAATATTCTTTATCTGGCTTTTTCTTAGCCCATCCTAATAGTCTAAATCCAGGTCTAATTGCTCTAGGGTCTACTGATGTTCCTCCATTTTCAACAGTACAATATTTTACAAGTTCTACCTTTTTCCCAGAAACATAAGGACTTAAAATATCTACTCTATCATCATAGCCATAATCAAATATTATTCCACCTTCATTAGACTCATATAAAGGCCATGAATAACAGTTTTGAGCAGCATTACACTCTTTATCACCATCTCCCTCAAATAAATGTGTTACAATTCTAGGAACTTTTCTAGTATCTTCTTTATAGCTTTTAAGATTTATCCAATGTTGCCACCCTACACAATGATAACCCGTTTTATAATATTTACTATTTAACTTTTTTACTCTAATATCAGGTGGACTAAGGGGATCATCTCCATAGTATCTTTTCTGAAGAAGCTCTGTCCATTCATTAGTTTTATTTTCAGCATCTTTTTGTGTAGGGAAAAATCTATATCTATAAAGCATAGGTGTCCAACAAGCATAAAGATGTATATTTTCTTTAGCATCTTCATATTTATCTCCACTACCATATTTTGGATTAGTAGTATTTACTTTACGTTTCTTCTTAGTCTTACTATTTACTTTCCAAGAATCACCTACGTCCCAACCAGTAAAAACATAATTCTCAAAATTATCTTTAGGTTTTTTACTGCTTATAGTAAAGTCTTTTCCCCAATAAATCTCTTTACTATCGGGAAGATCATAAGCACTTAAAGTGGTATGATCATTTGGCCCTATAGCATCTTTATTAAGACCGGCATGATATTTTATAGTAACTTTATCGCAGTCATCTACTTTTAATGTCCCAACATTAGCATTCTCAACTTTTCCTGTTGATTTAGGACCATAATTAGGAGTATTAGTTCCTACTCTATCATTATCATAGAGCACTCTAAAACTAGTAACTCCATAAGGACCATCAAAAGAAAAATCATCAGAATGAGATGTAGAAGTTCCAGATCCTCCATGTAACTGATAATTCCAAGAATGGGTAGCTACTGTTGACCAATCACCACTATCTGTCTTTTTCTGTATAATTACAGAAGCATGATTATGTCTTTGACTAGCTGTATAGTCATCTCGTCCTAAACTTGTTGCTGAAAATGACACATGACAAGTTATAGTTTTATGGCTTCTCTTCTTAAATGAAACGGTAATAGATTGTTTTTGACCAGGGTCATATCCAGCTTTACTTGTACTCCAAGATACAGATTTACTTGCTGCCATTATTCACCCCTTACTCAATTATCTTTAAATATATATCACCCTCATATGGTGGATTAAAAGGAAAAGTGCTATTATTAGGATCCTGTATTCCATATCCAATATGAATATTCTGTTTTGCAGAACGATAAGGATTATCAATATCCCAACTTGAAGGATTATAAACTCCTCCATCTTTTAATGGAACTTTATAATTAGTTTTTACTTTAAGTTGACCAAATGAATCTAAAAATAATTTTTGAGTAGGTAGATCTTCATTGTCTACAATTCCAGCTAATTCTGTAATTCTTATATTAGGAATACTTACAGGTAAATTATAAAGAGGTTGATTTGAAGTACCATTATTAGTTCTATTCATAATAGTAGTACCAGTAATATTTAATCCAGCAATATCACCTTTTTTATGTTTAGTACCATCAGGTGCCACTACTTCTTCTTGTCCACCTACTGTCCAAACAAATGTTCCTTCACAATAAGCTTTAAGAGCATTATAATTTTCTAAAGAGAGTAAAGAAGATAAATCTTTAAGACTTTTTACTTGAATAACTTCATATATATCTTGAGAATCTCCTCTCATAACAAGAGGAATTATAAAAGTATTATTGTCTAACCATAAAGTATTTCCATTATAATGAAATACAGTATTACCATATTCAGGAGAACTAAAAGTAAAAGTACTTGATTCATACTTGATATAATAAGTAACTGATTCATCAACAGATTCAGCTATAGATAATGTATAAGCTCCAGTAGCATTATTGTATTCATAATAATTATTTGCAGCAGGACTTCCAGAAGCCTTTTCAACCACAGAATATATAGTATAAGGATTTGAAAAATTATAATAGCTTAAGCTCATAGACGTAAGTGAAACACCACTATACTCATCGCTAAGTATTGTTCCATCTTCTGATAATGAAACTCTTAAATAAGCTAATCTTTTAGCTGTAGCCATATCTATAGATTCTGATTCATTTATAGTTAAAATTAATCCGCCACCTAAAAAAGTAACAGGATTAGATTCACTTGCATTAAGAGTAACAAGATTACTAGATTCACTAAAAGGAGAAGTTTCTCCAATAATTCCAGCAAAGTTAAACGAATTAAATCCATTTATAACTCTAAATTGTTCTGCATTAAGTTTTTGATTTGTATAATTAAATAAATTTATTGCCATTATTATACCTTAACTCAATATTAATATTTAGTCATCATCATTTAAATCCATTTGTAGAAGATGACAATTATCTTGTATAGGAAACATATAATCTTGAGTTTCTTCCCAATCTCTTTTTTGAACTACTTCTAAATAGTTAAAAGATCTATCTTCCCAAGTAAATGGATATTTATAATTAAATATTATATCAGTATATTCTTTATATCTATCTTTTCTGTTTACCATCATACCACTCCTTTAAGCTTTTTGCTTCTTCTTGAGTGATGTGTTTACTTTCTGTAAGTTTATTTAAATAACCATTTACAGACCAATTCTTTGGCATCTTGCCTTCTGTAAATCTCTGAATCTGTTCTTTAGCAATTTTATACTGAAGTGATTCATATAATAAACTATCTATATCATCTGAATGACCTGCATCTTGTTGAACAGTTAATGAATAGAAATAACCATCATCTATTGCTCTTGAAAAATCTTCTAAATCGCCTTCAAATTTATATAATATTTCATCTGATTTTTGTTTTAAAGGTTTAACATTTAAATTATATCTTTTAGCGACTTTTTGTGGAGTATCTTCATCTACTTGACCCCACCATTCTGCTACATATGATTCTGTTATAACTTTTTCTCCAGAACCACTTAAAATTATATTATATACATATTGAAGTGCACCTGCGAAACTTCTCATTTTACTTAATTTGTCTAAGAATTTTCTTGAATATTTAGTATCAATATGAGCAGAATCTAGCATCTCAGAAATTACTTTATAGAGTTCATTTGCTGATTTACATTTATTAATCATAGTAACATTATCTTGAAGTGTTTTAGTAATTGTACCTTCAATCTTTGATAAATCAACAGCCTCTTTAATACCTGTCATGTGATTCATCTTTTTAGTTTCAAACTCGTCTCCATCAAATTCCCAAAAATGAGTATCAAACCACTCGAGAGCTTTATCTAAATCATTTTTAGTAACATCTTTATCTCTAAAGTTAAACATTACATCACTAATAGCATTATATATAGCTGAATTAAAATCACTAAATTCATTAAAATTTAATTCTTCTTTTAATGATTCTTCAAAGTCAGGACCTGAAAAATGATTAATAACCCATTTAAGAACTTGTCTAATATCAGAATTCTTTAAATCTACAAACTCAGTTAAAATATATTCAGCTATATTTTCACCACACCATTCTATAAAATCTTGACTAAGAGATTCACCAAATAAAGCTTCTGAAAGTTTCATAGCTTTAAGTTCTTTAGAAGTAACTTTATCACCAGTCTCACCTTCTTTCGGAACTGTTTCTTCAGCAGCTTTTTGATTTTCTTTCATAGCATCTTCATATTTTTTCTTGTTCTCATCGTGCTCTTCATTAGCACCAACAAATACTGGATCTGCTACTGCTTGAACATTATCGATAACATTATCGAAATTTTCATTTAATCTTAATTTCTTAACCATTTTTATTGACTCCATAATTTCTGGATTATCTATAATTTCTATTGTTTCAGCTTTTCCTTCTTCAATTGCATCTTCTGAATTACTCATAAGATCTATTAATTGTTGAAGTTTGCCTATGTGATTGTTCTCATCTTCAATAATAGAGTCAATCACTGGATTTATATCTTCAAAATTTTCTTCTTCTGAATTTATTTTAATGCTATTTAAATCATCTATAAATTCATATTTTTTAGAAATAGCATCAAATAAAAGACCTGTTATACCATATACAGGAGCTATATTTGTTTCTACTTCAAATTCCATTATTTTACTCCTACATCAATTCCAGCAGTAACTTGAAGATCATCATTAGCTCCTATATTATATGTCATTCTAGCTGTCTCTCCAAAAGTTTCTTCAATACTATTAAGAACATCTACTAAAGGCTTAATGTCTTCTTCAAATGTTTCTTCACTTGTTATTAAATCAGGATTTATAATTTGAATATGCTTTCTTCCAAATAAACCATCTCTTATTGGATATTTTTCATCATGCTTAAATCCAATCTTTGCAAGTTCATCTAAAATAAAAGTTATTCTTTCATGTGCGTCATTTATATAGCCGTTTTCTTCTGGCCATGACCAATCTTCTTTTAAAGATTCATTTACATTTTCTAAATGATATTTAGTAGTAATATCAAATATCATTCTTCTATAAAGTCTATTTATTTGCCAATTAGTATATACATCTACACTTATATCAAACATATCTAATTGGTCTAATAGAATATCAAGAATTTCTGAAGGACTTGTTTCACTTCTTACATCTTCATCTATATAGCCTGAGATTATAAAATATCCATCTTCTTCAGCTACTTCTGTAATTTCTGCTTTATATCCACTATATTTACATTCTTCAAGGAAATATTCTATAGCCATGTCTATTTCGCCAGGAGCTGTAGTATGAAGAAAAGGCTCATCAAGAGATTCACTTAATTGATTTTGTCTTGAAGCATTTATTTCAAATGTATGAATTGCTTTATAAGTGTCACTTCCATCATCGTCTATAACGTCTTCATAATGATTTACGTCTTCGTATCCTTCTTCATACAGCATATTTAAGACTGCATTTTGGAATCTAAGATGATCGTGTTTCCAATCACCTTCTACTTCATAAGCAAAACTTATTTCATCATTTAAGTCATCTACTGCAGTAGCATACTCATCTGCCCAAAAATCATTACAGATTTTTTCAATTTTTCTCTTTAACGGAAAAGCAAGCATCTTTAGACCCTGAGCTTTCTCTCCATAATAATCTTTTTCTCTCTCAAGATTATCTTTAAACTGATCTAAATCAAAATCTTCTTTTAAAGGAAATTCTCTCCAACCTTTTGATATTCTACCACCAGTATACCACGTATCGCCATGCGCTATTTCTTCATTTTTAGATAAATCTACTATCATAGCATAATAGTGTTCATCATTATAGGTTACGCTTCCCTTATCAGGTGAATATAACCAGTCATTCGCAGCTCTCTTACACTCATCTAAATTATTACTAAATATAATTTTATCATAATAACTATGACCAATGTTACTGCGAAGTAAGATTGCTATATAGATTCCACTAATATCTCCAACCACTTCATCAAATTTTGAAGCATAATTTCTTATGTTAACTTCTTCTCCACCTGCAGTAAACCCGCCGTAGCCAGATTTTCTATAAGTGATATGCACTGTATTATCTAAATCTTCTGAGAGAAGTCCTTTAACATAGGTAACTACATCATCAGGATCATCAGTCTTATTCATAAGAGCTCCAAGCTTCTTAATATCATCTTTAGTAAGCTT